CGTCGACACCCTTCTCAACGACATCCAACCCGGGCATGGCCCAGGCGTTGTTGCCGAGAAGAAGGATCGATTCGAACGATGGGGCTTTAGAACTTGGCCATCCCTGGCTGAGCGCTATTACCCTTATCTAACGTACGGAACGCATTCCTTGGAGTCGTATATGCGCTGCGGCTATGACGTTACATGGGATAAAACTCCCACAACGCGTTGTTGCTTAGTGCCAAAGGACTTTAAGGGCCCACGACTGATTTCTGCCGAGAGTGCTGCAATGCAGTACCTACAGCAGGGTCAGATGCGAAAGCTGATGCAATATTGTGACCATCACAGGATTATTGGTCGTTCTATAAAGTTCCGGGATCAATCCCGGAACCAAAGAGCGGCTCAAGAAGCCGTAGCCCGCGATTGGGTAACGCTGGATCTCTCCAACGCATCCGATACGGTGTCTGTTCCACTTGTCTGGTTCCTTTTCGCAAAGGTCCCAGGCTTGCGTCGCAGATTGATGGCCACACGGTCATCTCACATGCTGATTAATAATCAGAAGGTAGATTGTCTGCATTGGCCCCAATTGGATGAGCAGTATGCTTTCCCGTTGAGTCTCTAGTCTTCTGGGCCATAACCATGGCCTCGTTAAAACTAGTGAGATCGCATGAGCGTAGACAGAATGGGGAAACCCATTTAGTCTGCGATTTTCGTGATGATGCGCTAGCAGCGGAGATATCTGTTTTCGGCGACGATATTATCGTCCCGAGAGAGGCATTTCCGACACTCGTAACAACATTACACGAGGTAGGGTGTGAACCTAACATGTCAAAGACATGTTGGCAAACGCCTTTCCGCGAGTCGTGTGGTTCTGAGTGGTTTAACGGTATCGATGTCACGATAACTCGTAACAAGGAGTACCATTATGCTGCCGACTACAAGCTCGAAGATCACCCTGTACTGCTGTGCCTCCAAAGGAAACTTTTCCTTCAAGGCGCATACCGTACAGCTACATTGCTCGCAGATTGGGCGAAAGAAATTTTCCCAATCTATAGGCTACCTGTCAATGCAGTTTTCACTGGATTTCGGCCAGGGTGCCAACACGCTCCTTCTTCCTCAAGCAACCCATCCGGGTGGCATGGAAGGTCAAAGGACTATGTGGCTCTCGGCTGGGAACAGCGAGATTACATTGCCTCCGATGATTTGGGGGATCAGTGGACGGATACACACACGCAAAGTGTGTGGGATCTTTACCACTGGCTCTCAAATCAACCTAAGGATAGATACCAGTGTGCTTTTGGATTCGAATGGGAGCTTGACCGCTCCCTTCGCGTCCGATGGAACGCCGGTTATCAAAGGTATGAATGTAGAACTACGCGACTCTTTCAAAAATCGCGTGGTTGGCCGTCTCC